GTATTCGGCCAACATACACAAAGTTGCGGCTGTGTTGAACATGAAACACCTGTGTAGCTCTTCCCGGATTCGCTCGACCGATACCGACAATAGCTTTCCAACCATCGCCTCATCTTCCAAACAATCCGAAATATCCGCAGAAAGCAACATGTCCTTGGTGATTGCGAACCGGATAGCCCGCAACATCCGAAGATAATCCTCCTGAAATCGCTCTCTGGCAGACCCTACACACCGGATCACCCCCTCCTGAATGTCCTTTTGACCATCGAAGGGGTCAATATAATCACCATTTTGAGCAATTAACAAATCACCATTCTGTGCCTCAATATGACAAGTTTCAGGAAGTGTTGCACTTGGGGTATTTGTTGTAGTTGGCGTCGGTGTCGGGGTTATATCAGGTGTTGGTTCTTCACCAAGACCACCAACCCATCCAGCAACCCACCTTGCATTAGGTTTGCCTGGCACAGGAGCACCATTCCTTCTTCTTATCAAAGGTTTAACCCCTGCGGGTATATATCGTTTTCCGTTCCATCTAATCATTTTAAGGGGGTTTCTTTGTAATAAAAGGGGTGAGGAGGGAACTACCCCTCACTCACCCACTTTAAGTTTAATTAAACTGCGTCAAATGTAATACCACTAAAGACATCCTCAATAGTAGTAGTAATTTCAATCAATTTTGTAGCCGAAGGTTCTGCACCTGAAGCTGTCAAAGTGGAACCATTTGCATCCGTAAATGAGGCCCCTGTGAATACACTACCATCGGTGATAGTCAAACCATTAACCTCACCAGGGAACCAATATCTTCCGTTATTGTCTAATACAACAACAAAGAACTCTGGTTGCTTGGTTAATTCAAAGAACGCATTTCTCAATACATTATCATACTTCGTCAAGTTCAAAGTCAAAGAAGGCTGATATACAACACTATTTGATGTAGCATTAACTGCGATACTTTCCTCAAACGAAGATGAACCTTTTACCAATTCAAACTTATACATAACACCCGTTCCACTAATCGCTGTGATTTGGTCGTCAGCGTCTGTAGTGATAGAACTGATTGTGCTTGCTGATGAACCACCCAAGATATAGACAGCCTTAATACCACCAATAGCCGCGTCTCTACATCCAAGAGTAAGTCCGTTTTCTATAAAACAACTCATATTTTCTTACTTTTTTATATTAAAATTTATTATCACTGAAGATATACGAAGTTATTTGGTTCGTGAATACCAATTCCAAAACCAATTTTCGTTAATGAAGCAACATTATCTTCAAATGGATCATACTGAACTCTTACTTCCATACCATCGTCAGCAGCAACACCCATCAAGATGTTCTGTGTTGGTCCCAAAACGATAGTTGATTGTCCGTCCAAACCTTGTGTTGGAACAACAGCGATGTTTGAACCAGGCAAGAATACAGTTGTTTCTGTTGATAAACCACTCTCATCACCCAAAGTGAATAAGTTCATAGATGAACTCTTTGACAACGCAGCGATGAATGAACGATAGTCAGCAAAACTCATAAAGATTGCCAAATCATCTCTTCTTTGAACCGCTGAAGGTAATGACAATACCAACTCATTCAACACATCAATAGCGTTTGTTGGAGTAAGGGCTGTGTATGAACCAGCATCAACACCTGAAGCAACAACCTCATTTGTAATACCTGAGAATCCACAAGCACTTCCCTGCCATGCCTCAACCTCAATAAAGTCAGCACTTCTGTTTGACAAGTCCTGAATAAACAACTCCTCAAATGGAATGTTCTCTTGGAACAAAGAGTTAGACAACGCTTGAGACAAGAAGTATTCTCTCAATTCATTACCACAGTTATTCATTCTGTTTGTCTTATAACAACCAACAACCTCCACCTGCGTGATTTCTGTTGTTCCACTTGGAGTTAATGAACATCCGAGGCCCTCTTGCCATGCTGGCGTAGAAGACATAACACCAACCTTCATACTTGTTCCCTTCATATTAGGGTAGATACGAGCGTATCTTGGGGTAGTAGCACCCAATACCGACTTAAGCAATAGCGTATCCGCCAACTCGTTTGAGTATGAACTCAACGCACTCAAATCATACGAAAAATCTAATTTCTTTTTCATTTTAACTAAAATACTTTTGTAGTTGCTGAACTCTATAATCTGTGAAGTTTTCAACAACCTGTTTATTATTTAACTTTTTATTCTTGATATTTTCTACTTCAGGTTCTTTCCTTAAAGTATCAATATCCTTATTGACTTTGGAGAACCCCTCCTCTGTCTGTGTAGAAAAATCTTGGAACAAATCCAATACTTTTGAGAGCGCTTCCTTCATCTCCTGTATCTCATTTTTTAATGATACAAGTTCTGTGTCTTCACTCATCTCTTCTTCCTCAATTTCCTTTTGTTCTACAACTACTTCAACTTCCTCTTCTTCTACTTCTTCCACATCTTCCCTGATTTCAACAACTTTACTTTCCTCGTCCAAACGAACAACTTCACCTGATTGTAAAGTATGTTCTCCGACAGGTCCGGGAACCAAATTGCCATCATCAAGAATAACATAGAGAGTATCACCTAACTCCAACTTTTCACTATCCGTGTTGTTGGTGATAGATGTTCCATCGGCAAGTGATGAAGTGTAAAACTTTTCAGTTTTTGTATCAGCAAACTCAAGACCCAATAGATCTTTGATTTTACTGATTGCTTCCTTTGGGTTTAACATTTTCACTTTGTGTTTTTAATAATGTTTATTATTTTATTATATAAATATTCGTCATTTGAGAAAGATTGTGTTATTAACTCAAACTCTCCTTCAACGGACAAACCTCTTACTTTTCCAGTCTTTATCTTCTGTTCCCATACCTCATCATTCTTCACCTTATAACCCACCATCCAACTACCCAACGGAACATCTTTCTTATCATATCCTAATGAATATGCTTTGTCATTTTCACTGGTTATTATCCAACTCTCAACCATATATATATCGTCATATTTGACCTCACTATGTTCCAAGTTGGTTTTATTAACTCTTTTCTCCATCAAAAACTTATGAGCTATTTTCTCAATCGTTTCTTTGGTAAAATATACCCAATATTCATCCCTACCATCAAACCTCTTAATCAACCTGTCAGGTATCATAGCGGGGGAATATATCATCCTCTTCTCATCATCTTTTTTGAACTCAAATTGTTCTTTGAACTCCTCCTTCTTTTCCTTATATTTGCAAGTTCTATAGTATCTCTTTCCGTCCCTATCTATCATATCTATCTCACCCCTACAACCCATCACCTCACTCTTCCATTCAGCCATCTCTTGGTCTTCATAAACAGGTAGTCCGTATTCGTAAAATAAGGGGGTGTCATTGGACTTTTCTTCTTCTTTTGAACCTCCATATACAACCTTTGGATTAACCTGTCCTGCTGCCCCTGTGGCGTTTGTTTCAATATCTGCTTTGGATACAGCCCTTGTTTGTCTCTTCGGTATTCTTGATATGTTCTCATCAAACATCAACTGAACCCACTTATGACGACAATTAGCACCACCCTTGTATATAAAAATATTTGGTGATGTCCCCTTCGGTCTTGGTATTATCTTTCTATCACCATCTTCTGCTGTAAGTTGTGCATTTAAGTTCTGTATATCTTCAAACCTATACACCAGTTGTTTCTTACCTATCATCTCACGACAAAAACCCCTTGAGGTCTGTATAAGGGGTGCAGCAGCACTACCAATAACATAGATATATCTAATCTTCTTTCCAAATCCATCTTGTATTGATGGTGCATTGGGGTCAGATACAATATTATAAAATTGTTCTTTGGTGTAATTACCATTCACCTTTTTTCTATAATCCTCCATAAGTTTCATACTCTCCTCCTCATCCAACTCTTTAACATCACTTATCACATACCCCTCATCTAACAATTCTTCCAACTCCACACCTTTTGTAGTATCAACAACATTACAAGATTCACATAATTCTTCAGTTGAACTCTCATCCCATAACTTCTTTGTATCCTCCATACTCTTACAAGGCATATACAATGTCTCACCTTCGTATTCGTGTGGATGAGAACCCTCACAACCCATCATACTAGCAATACTTTCTGCTTCACTCTGTGTCTTATAAAGGGGTAATCCGTCAATATCTACAACGGCATCAAACCTTTCATCAGATAATGAAATTGGAACACAATTTGGAACTTCCCTACCAT